GTTTATTTATTTAAATGCTAGCTAAATTGTACTTATGCCACAAAATATGATCCTTTATACGCGCCGCTAACAAAAGCGCGAGGAATGACAAACGGAGGAGTATTATCTTGTATATTAATTGATGGTACTAACTGATAGTTATTATTATAACCATCAGGACCTGGGGCTGTGGGAATTGATAAAATTGGAGCAGAGACTTGATAACCAAATCTACCTTCATCGGTAGCAGCTACATATATTTCTACTGCCGCACTATTCGTTGTATCTGTCGGTGGAACAAGCAAAGGTGGAGAAACTCTTATAATAAGGTAACCCAAATTACCGCTAGAATTTATAGCATCTACACCAGACGCATGGAAACCTTTAGCATTATCAGCGATAAATCTAAAAGGTGTCATGTTAGGAACTTCGAACTCAAATTGATGAGACATGGCTAACAAATCTGTTTCGCCCATTCTCGTGTAAGAAGAACCTATATAATAATTAGGTCTATCTATTTCTACAGTTGGATTAGATAATCGAGGGTTAAATCTTGATAGCAATACTGGACCATTTGAAGGAAATTTAAAAGTCTCCAATAGCGCTTCTCCATACGCTGTGGTTAAACTAGTATCCTTCAATACCGGAACGGTGGGACTCCACCTTTGAGTAGTGCTATTATAGGAATAATCAGGTGGCACATACCATATTTCTGAAAACTCCAAACCTATCAAATTTACTTTAAACTTAAAACCACCAGAATACCCATAAAACATATTATTAATCAATGATAATGGATTTGAAGGCATGCCAAAAATATCAGCATTAAAACTTGGAAAACCCATACTTTCAGGACTTTGATAATTCTGACAACCCGTTAATTCAGCAACGTCTAAACGTATTACTCCACCATTCTCTGTAAGTTCTTCATATTTATATCTATCTGAATAGACCTTATGAAACCTACGTATATAGTCACGAACAGAGACTATTGGACGAAAATCTATATCTAAATCTGGCTTAATTCTCTCTTCTCTTTTATTTAACAAGTCATCTTGTGAATTTACAGGAAAAGAAGAGGTAGCCTCTGCTTTGAATTCCTCTTCCTCGTTAGATCTAATAGCGTTAGATTGTAAATAAGGGTAAGCTATTTCTACGGGTTTTGTGGCATAACCCATAAAAGTAAAATCATCACCTGCTGACAAATAGATGTTAAATCTAACATCATTTGGTACTGTTGAATTTAAGGTTAATGGCTGTGCCAAATAAATATAATACATACCGTGCTGCAAAACATTGAAAATCCAATCAGTAGTACACGGTAACTCACTCAGCGTAGAACAAAACGGTAATTCAACAGTTTGTACTTGACCGCCGCTCGAAAACTCAATATGCTCCGTTAACAAATTTTGAACATCGGCATAAGCCGGAGCATTAGTCAACATACGTGAATCTGGCGAATAGTTACGCACTATAGCCAACTTAGCAAAAGACATACTAGATGCCGAAAATTGAATATGCAATTTCAAACTTCCTTTCCAATACTTAGATAAATATGCAAAGTTTTGCAATAAGGAACTAGACCAATTAGAAAATGTAGCATGACCAGCACCAGAATAATTATTCGGTGGTGATTCGTACACTAATTGTACAGGAGTGATTGGTCTAGACCACAATAACGTATCCACTGGAGTATTATAAGATACTTTAAAACTTCCTAGAAATTGTGGTTTTGATAAAATAAACTTCATATCCATTTCATCGATGTCTGTATCAAAAATGTAATCATCCACAATTCTAGTATACATTGAAAATGGATCCATCTTCTCAAAATAACTTGGGGCATCAACAAGGTTAACATTTTGTCTGTTTTGAGTAGCTATACGACCTTGTAATGTTGGTATTTCAGGTGAGTGTAATCCAGTATAAGAACGAATTGCTTCTCGCGCTGTTCTAAGGCCATTATTAGCTCCCTTCTTTAAAGTATCCAATAAATCACCTGCTACCTGTTTTAACACACCAAATGTGCCATCTATACCTTTAGTAGCGACATTCTTAATGTCACTAATAAAGCCTTGAGCGACCCAATTAGGATCAGTATGAGGAACATAAAAATCCATATCCATGAAAACAGCGTGCACGGATATTGTTACAGTTGATGAACCACCAGCAGCTACGGATAGAGGGCTTATAACCTGAATGGCTACTTGTGCATAATCTAATGTAGGAGGCTCAGGACCAACGGTGGTATTTAATAAATCAACATTACGTAACTTAGCAGCTGAATAAAAAGGAACTTCCAATATCACTGGAGTTGCCTCATTTGCAGATAAGAAAACGTGAGGGGCAGCTAAACTCCTATTTACAACTAAACTACTGTTATTAACCGTAACTCCCACACGCGGAATCGCACTAGCTAATACTATACCCTGGTGCATAGGAGTACCTGCAACTTGCAATATTAAAGCAACCTTAGCTCTAAAGAAGGAGCTCGATTGAAATGGTATTTTCGCTAGAGTATTTAACAAAATTTCACTGGGAATACCAATATTATTTATAATAGAATGTGTAGTATCGACTGCTCTCCATGAAATATTCTTAACGAAAAACGGTTTATTTAAAATTCTTGAAAAGTCCATCTTAAGACTCTCCGGAACGCTTGAAATACTAGGTTTCTGCGTATACAAAAACGGAGTTTCAATTGCCGTCCTAGTACGAACTCCTGAATAAAAATTGTCAGCTATATGAGACACGGCGCTAACCAAATCTCCTTGTGTAGTCGAGGACACTGACATTCCTTCATCCACATTATTAGTTTTAATTTCTTCTGTAATCCATTTTATGTTTATAGTGAAATATATACAATGAATCAAAATTTATATATCAACTTTTCCTTTAAAATTAAAATAAATTGCAATCGTAGCTCCTCTATAAAGGTTAATAAAGGATTTTAAGCACTCAAAATTGCAATTTACATATATAACATATCATAAGATAAGTCACCACTGGCATACAACTGATACAAATATGCATCAGATGGTAATTCACAATCAAAACCTCGGAAAGCTAACCTATGTTCAAAATCTAATCGTAGATCTTTATAATTTGGATGTAAATAAATCTCCCTAACGTAATTGTGCACTTTATCTCTCATAACCTGATCAACATCCTTTGACAAATTCACATAAGATAAACCAGATTGTAAAGTGCGCAATGAGAGAGGGCACATTATTCTTCCTAAATCGTTATGATACACAAATTTACGCTTTAAAAAATCTAAATCATCTAAAACATTAAAAGGAGTTTTAATCTCACTTTTATCTGCATTAGTTAAATCTAAACCTATACTTCTAAAAAATTCTCTCATACTAATCGCATTCAAAATATCGCTGTGTGATCTTATACCATTAAGTTTATCATCTCCATATACAAAATCTACAACGTCATCTAAAAACGAAGAAACGGTAAAGCTTCTCTTAGCGTGAGACATAACTCTAAAATACCAACAAGCAGTATAAAAACGATTAACTAAACTATTCATAATAGCTGTTAAATAATGACCGGATGGAAAAGAATGTGTGGTTATAAAGCCTTCATCCATAATCATAAGGATAGTATGAACTAACGATTCTAACAAAACTTCACATATTTCTTTTTCCGGTCCGGTGTATTTCTCTAATATAACATCTACCACTGCACGTTGCACCTGTGGTAACATGCCACCATCCCACAACTTTGTATCAGCTGAAAAACAACCTCTACAAGTTTTGAGAACACTATACACCTTATCCCACTCTTTAAAAGGATTCACGCCAATCATAACTCCATTCTCATACCTATGCGCCATAATCTTTGCCACCATATCTCCAAATTTCTCTTTACATAAAACTTGGTTATGAACGGTAGAAATACGAAACGATCTAGGCACACCGTCCTTTTCATCATTTCTAAGCTCATCTTTCAAGCATTCACTCCATAATAAAGCTTCAACCGGATAAACTCCAGTTTCAATCTTGCTTCTAAACAAGGCTAAATCATCTTTCAATAACGGAGTATATTCTCCAACTTCAAAATTAACGTATTTATCCTTCCCCTTTTCACATCCTAGACCATTGCTGGAATCTTTATTTAATGGGGCTAAGTATTCATTTCCCATTACCACTTCTTTTTCGGAGATATCTGTATACTCAGGGATTAATCTACGTAAGACCGCTTTACCGAATTCCAACTCCTGGTTTGATATATAATTGGTTTTACCAAAAGATTTAGTGGCAACTACTTTCACAGTTTTTCTGCCATATTTTAACAAATTGGCAGGGCCCCTAGTAGGTGGAAAAATACCATATAACGGTGACGGTCCAAACTCTGTCATGGTGTTAGTACTAGTTTGCATAACGGGTTCTATCCTAATTACGCTCTCATCTTTATCATTATCACGTAATACAAAATCTGGTAGAAAAGAATCACTATCACACAACTCCCTAAGTTTTTTAATAGTTTCACGACTCCATAGCTTAGCCACACCTGCCTTTTTCTTTTCATTACCAGCAACATGCATTCCTCGAATGCCTTGATGAGTTGAAAACACAATGGAACCACACATACCTTCACCATGGACATCATACATTAAATCATTCTCTGAAAAACATCCACTCCAATTATTTATATAATATTTGTGTGAAGAACCAGCGTGTCTTCCTCCTATGGATGAAAGAGGCGTAATTAAATCAACTGATATCAAATAACTGCAAAAATCAAAATCATCCTCTGCATCCTTAAACCATTGCGATATTTTCTTAAAAGGCGAAGGAAACTTAGAAGGAAGTTTCAAAACTGCAATATCCTCTAAATGATTGATATAAACCAACTCAACTCTTTCATGTTCCACAATAAAACTATCTCCATCTCTACTTTTAATAGAAATAAACCTGGCTCCATCATGTATTAAAGAATGAGAAGGAACTAATATCGTCCTACCAGATATTAAAGCATGGGTTTCCATACGAGCAGCGTCTGTTTCTATAACAACCCTGTACGAATGATTTGATACTTTAAGAACGCTATTATGAACATTCTCTACTGAAAACTTACACATTTCTGCTCTCCACGGCTTTGAAAAATAGCTGCAAACTTTATCTTTTACATTGCCTACTATTTCACAAGTCTTATAAGCTACAACACCACCAGCTACAACAATACAAATAAATGTTGAGTATATTAGCGTAGAAATTACTAAAGGTAATAAAATATCCATTACGCTAGCACCCAAAGGTGTTGAAACACTTTTCTCATACAAGGTAACTGCCATTCTAACACTTTTTATGAAAAATTCCTGTATAAAACTCTGCCAAACTTCTGAAAAGAAACTCATAATCCATTTAGAAAATTTCTTGACATAACTCCATGCAGGTCTTTCATTATTATTTGCCAAAGCAATACCATACATATGTAAATCACTACCTTCGCCTTGTGTGGGATCGGAATAGTTATCATTAATCCAATCTCTCTCCATACGCGAAATAACATCATCAACTTCAGCTTCGCTCAAGGAAGTAATCAACCTACTATTTATACCATTCTCTACAGAAATGGCATCAACAAAAGAATCCTCTCCCTCTGCAAAAAACTTAGTAACCTCATCATGCATAGCATTTATTTCAATCATATCAATTGAGGCACTATCCTTTATATTATCCTTAAACATGTCGTATCCTTTAACAACAATCATCATCCAGCGAACTAAATTACTTACATTGCCATCAAGAATAGTATGTATATAATCAATCTGTCTTAGCCTTGGTATTTTGTCTAAAACGAAGCTATGAGGACCTAAAACCCACTGATCAGACATGGTATCATAATGTTTCAACATAACATTACCCACAAGTTTATCACCTTGTGGTTTAACATTAGCGAAATCAAACACAACACCTCGTCTCCATAAAGCTCTCACGTCAGAGATACAATCTTGCTTACATAAACCTCCTAAATTTGAAAAACAATTAGTAGTGATAAAAATTTTCTCACTATTAAAAAACTTAGTATCCTTAAGCTCAGCAGCAGCACAATCTAAAGGCAATCTAACTGGAGAAACCATATTTATTAAAGTTCGCCATTGAGATGCACCTTGTTGTCCAACATCATCCATAAAAAATATAGTTTCATTATTGTAGCAATCGTACCAATCCTTACCGTCAGTAGTAGCTTTCACTAAATGTGAATAACATGGCTCATTTAAAGCTTCTATTAATCTATTCATAACAACCGATTTACGGCATCCAGGAGGTCCTTCTAATATAAAAGCAGTAGGCTCCTTTCTAATTACAGCAGCCTGGTTATGTGCAATACGAACAACGCGCTTCCAAGCATCCATCAATGATTTAACTTTCGTCGAGCGTCTAGCCCATTCTACTAATGAGCCATCCGATTGAATTTTACAATCGAAATTAAAAACCTTATCTCTAAATTCCTTATCCATATAAGATTTTGGATTCTTAGATAAAGTTATTAATTGTTCCATCTCATATAGGTAGAAATGTTTAGGGGTCAGTGACATATACTCCAGTACCTTTTTAATACCACTAACAATAGCAGATAAAAAAGGCGCCAATTCGGCTAAATAATCTAACACAGATATTAAATAATTCATAAAACGATAAAATAAC